AGGCGTCCCCGATGTCACCTCCACGAGCTGGCTCATGTAGGTGTCGAAACCGAGGATGCGACCGAGCATCGCCTCCTCGAGGACGCTGCCATCGCCACCGTTCTTGTTGGTCTCGATGATGCGATCGGTGTCGAGCAGGCTGATCTCATCCTTGGAGGAGACGATCAGGTTGCGGCCCATCATCGGACACTTTTGATCGTTGAGCTGCTTGCGCACGTCGAGCAGTTCGGCGAAGCCAAGGTCTTTGCCTGCCTGGCCCACCGAGTTGGCGATGTTCGCGTGCAGCTTGAAAAGCTCCGTCTCGATGGCCTCAGCCAGACCAGCGGCCGCGTCTTGAACATATTCGACCGCCGCGTCGATGGCCTTGGCGCTCGCGGTATCTTCCAGGTTCCAGGCGACGTACTTGTGCTGATCGAGCACGACCGCGATCTTCGTGTTGCTCGGCGCATCGGCAGTGACATCGGTGTCCTCCGCCTTGTCGCGCACCGTCAGCCCACCGCGCTTGGTGATGTTGATGGTGTCACCATGCTCGGCGACCGCGCTGTCACCATCGCGACGCACGAGCCTGGCCATCATGAGGTTGGCCTTGAGATAGCCGAGCGCGAGCGCCAGCCAGAACTCAGGGATCGCCGGATCGACGTTGGTTTGGGTGATGTTTGCCATGTTGAGTTTACTCCCCTATCTGCGGGTCACGAGAGCTTGACTTCGCCCTTCTTCGCCCGGTGGATGATTTCGTCTGCGTTCTTCTGCATGTCTCGGATGGACATGTTCTTGTAGTCGAGCCCACCTTCGCTCCCGCCGGTGGGGCCTCCTCCCGAGCCGCCAGCGCCACGGCCTGGAGCCGCGCGCTGGAAGTGCGGGTTTGCCTCGATGAACTCCTTGACGAAGTCCTCGACGCTCAGGTCCTCGCCGCGGCCGTTGGTCCGCGGCTTGCCATCACCCCCGAGCACGATCATGCGACCGTCTTCGGCGTGAGAGATCTGACCCGCGAGCAGCGCCGAGATCTGCTCGGGCTTGTAGGCGCCAAGATTCACAGCGGCGCTCTGGAGCGCGGTGGAGATCTGCGAGGTGCGGACCTGCCTGGTGAGCGTCTCGCGCTCGCGCCTGGCCTCCTCCGCCTCGCGGCGCGCGGCCTCGATCTGCTCCTTGGCTTTCTGCTGGTCGAACTCGCGAAGCTCTTGCCACTTCTGCGCCTGCTCGAGCTGCTTGCGTTGCGCCTCTTCTGCCTGGCGTTGCGCTTCGGCAGCGGCGCTCCTGCGATCCTGCTCAGCCTTTTCGAGTTCCTCGAAGCTCTTATAACCAAGCGCCTCGAGGCGGCGTTGCTGCGACTCACGCTCGCGCTTGAGCCGCTCCTGCAACCCGCGGTTGTACTCCTCCTGGGTGAGGAACCCATCTGGCGGTTCGCTCGGCGGGTTTGCCGGGTCCGCAGGAGGATCATCAGGGTCGTCGTTGAACGCGAGCACATGCCTTGGCGCGAAGCCAAGCACGCGGCGTGGGTTGATGCGGGATGCTCGGTGGAAACCGAACGAATCGTCGAGTTGACCAGCAGCGTTGAGAATCGAGAGCGTGAGCCTATCCATGATTGACCTCCAAATGCGAAAACCCACGCAGGCTCATGTGGGCCTGCGTGGGCGACTTAAAGGCGAACAGCGGGAGTGTCGCTGCTGACCGTGATGTTCAGGCTCCCTGTGGAGCGCCTGGTTCGAGCCGTGTTTGAAGGTCGTCGAGGACCTCCTTGATCTTCTCGCCCGAGATGTGTCCAGAGAGCAGCTCGCGCAGCGCGAACGCCTGGACCTCATAGAGCGCCTTACCGGTGATGCCGAGCGAGACCGTCTTGAGCGCGGCGTCGAGCGAGTCCTTGAGGTCTTGCGGATCGAAGCTCGAAGGGTAGTTCCTGCGCGCGTTGACCTGATCGGGCGCGATGCCCATCCAGGCCGCGGCGTGCCTGTCCACGCTTGCTTCGGCGCGAGACATGCGCTGCGCGAACTTCGCGAGCAGCGCGTCCTTGTCAAACGTCAGGTAGCTGAGCGCGATGCCTGTCGAGACGTGCTTGGTCTCCTCGTTCACGCGCCCCAGGCCGGAGAGTTGACGGAGCGCGCCCTCGGTCTTCTCGATCTCGGCGCGAATCGCGGCGATCTGAGCCACGTCTGGCGCGATCCAGTGCGGCGGATTCGCGACCTCATCGGCGTAAGGGATCGCTCCCGAGACGCTGAAATTGACGCTCTCGAGCACGTCATAGGTCGAGCGCGGCGCGGCCAACAGGCTGAAGACGTACTGGCAGATCTGCTCGTCGATATAGCTGACGAGGTTGACGAGGCGCCGGTTCTGCGGCTCGAGGTCTTTCAGCGCTGAATCCGCCAGTGGCTCGCGGCCTGCGCGCTTTCCCCAGAAGATGAGCGTGACCGGCACAGCGCCCACCGGATGCTCGCCGCTGTCGACCATCCTCAGCTTTGCGTCCTCGTCCTCATCGTCTCCGCTGTCCTCGACGTAGAGCGACCACCCCTCGCGGGTCCAAAGGCGGTACTGGTATTCGGCCTCGTCGGAATCGACGGCGAGCGGATCGCGCACCTGGTCGCGGACCTCACGGATCATGGCCCAGACGAGCTCACCGCATCGGTCCACGTCCCAGTTGATGAGGTCCTCGGAGTGGATGAGGTAGCTGTAGGGCCTCACCCCAAGCTCTTTTTGCTGCGCGAGGGTTGTTGCCTCATCAGGGTCATAGCGATCGGTGACGATCGCCGCGCGCCCCTGCGTCTGGACGGCCTGGCCAACCTCCTCCCAGAATTCATCAGCGGGCGTTCCCATCAGGTCGATGTCTGCCCAGAACTCCTCGAGTGTCTCCTTGGCCTTGCCCTCGACCTCGCGCGAGATGGGGTCGCGATAGAGGTGCGCCGCGTAGGTGTCGACGATGGCGCGCGTATGGTTCGGGTAGATGGCGCGCGCCAGGCGCTCGTGGTAGTTCGCCGTGCGCTCGTGCTCGTGCTTGCGCAAAGCGATGGCGAGGTAGTCCTCACCACCCGCATGAGCTTTGCGATAGCGCACCCACTCCGCGCAGTGCCGTTGGTAAAGCCGGTGGGTTGGGACGCTGCTTCCGCTCATCGTCGAATATGCTTCATGTTCGGGTTGATCTTGAGCTTGGGCTTGGCGCCGACGAGCTGGTTGTACGCGTTCGAGCTGGCGTCCACGCGGTCCTTCAAAGTCGCAGTCGGGAAGCCTTCGTGTTCGTCGAGGTAGCCGGGCACCCACAGCCCCGCGACCAGGCGACAGTTTCGGCGCCGCACCTGCGCGGAGAAAGGACCCGCGCGCACGATCTTGTCACCGGACTCGATGACGCCGGCGACATCGAAGCCCGCGAGGAGCTTGACGTAGGCGTTGATCTGGGCCTTGCCTGCCTGGCCAGGGTCCTGAGAGATCCTGACCTTGACCGCCTTGCCATCTTCCCTGGCCGTGCGAGCGACGAGGTCCTCGACGGCGTCCGAGCCAAGCTGTCCCCACCGGACATCATAGACGACCGGGTTCTTGTCCTTGTCGAGCCCCATCAACACGCCTGCGGTGGCCGCAGGGTTCGGGTTCGCATCGGTGGGCTCGCTCGCGGCGAGGTCCCAATACCGGATGAGTTGGCCGACATGCGCGGGCGGTTCGCTGACGAGGACGAAGTCTTCGCGCCGGAAGATGTCACCCTTGGCGACCGCCTTCCAGATACCCTTCTCGAGCTGCTCGGCGACGGCCGGCCCGAGCTCGGCGAGCGCCTCGAGGTACTCTTCGCGATCGAGCGACGGGTTGTCTTCGAGCGTCGACGGCAAGAAGACGCGCTTGACCGTGTTCGGCGTGTCGACAAAGCGCTGCTTGACCCACTCGAAGCCAGGCCCCACAGGGTTCGTCGTGCTGCGCATGCGCAGCGGAACATCTGCGAGCGGTCCATGCTTCGGCTTGCGGAGACGCGAGAAGAGGAACGTGTAGTCGTCCTTGCGTCGGAACTCGGTGAGCTCCTCATAACCAATGAAGCAGTAGTCCGAACTCGCGTATCGGAGCTTGTCTCGTGGCCCTTCGATGTAGCCGAAGGTGAGCGTGGCGCCCGAGGGAAAAACCCACTGCTTGTCCTGCTCGCGCCAGACCGCGTCCGTTTGCGAGAGCCACATATCCGCGCGCGGGATCAACCCACCAGGGAGCTTGAGCGCGGCGCGGCTCGTGCGGAGGATCAGCGCGTTGTAGCCAGGCACATCGACGTACTGGAGCGCCGCCATGAGCAGCGCGTCGGACTTACCTCCCCCCACCGCCCCCCCGAAGAGGACCTCCTTGATGTCATTGAGGAGGAGGAAGGCTTGCTGCTTGGGGTGCGGCTCGTGCGGTATGTACTTATTCAGCCTCGGTGTCGTCAGCGCGATCAGTCGGTCGAGGGAGGCCGAGTCCAGCGAGGATGCCTGCGACTTCGATAGCGCGTGCTCCTGGATCACCCTTTACCTCGACGGGCTTCTCGCCACCCTCATGGCGCACCGTTTGCCCGTAGTGATTGGTGACGCTCTTCTCGGTCTCGAGCTCGGCCTTGCGCTTGCGGTGCGTCGAAAAGCCGATGGCGTCGAGATGCTTACCTGCTGCCAGGGTCGTCGCCTTGCTCCGAGAAAACAGCCGGCGCTCGAGCTTGCTGATCTGTTCACGCAATTCAGACTCGAGCTCCTCGTCACCGAGCTGCACCGCGTCGAGATATTCCTCGTCGAGTTCGGCGATGCGACGCTCCAGCGCGGCGACCTCTTGGCGACCTGCCGTGAACTGATCCCTCAGCGCGCCAAGGGCTTCGAGCGAGACCGCATAAAAATGCTCTTCGACCTCGGCGTTGAAGTGGCGCTCTCGGTAGTAAGCGACCAGGTCATCGAACCCACCGAGGGAAGCGTATCCCCTGGCCGTGCCCGCATTGATGTCGAGGTCATCAGCAATCTGAGACCACTGCACGCCCCTAGCGCGCATCTGCGCGGCGAGGTGATGGCGAGAAATCCAATCCTTGCCGTCCTCGCGCGCGGGCGCGTCGGGGTGTCGTGTTTTGTCGTGTTTTGTCATGGTAGGCGTCCTCGACGCTCTCACTTATACGCACGCACGCGCGTGAATGAGGTGAGCGCGCCTTCTCTCACCCGCTTGGTTGGCCTGAATGAACTGTCCGCACACATTCTAGGGTGACGACGAGATCGCCGTCGTCACCTTGCAGACCTCCCGCCACTCGCGGGTTCGTGTGAGCTTGGTCTGAGTCTGCTCGAGCTTTGCCTCGAGGCGCCGCTCTTCGATGGCGACGGCCTGGCACACGCTCGAATCCTCGAGCACCATGAGCGCCATCTTCCAAAGACGCCGGGCCTTGGGCGAAGGCTTGCCACCGGAGAAACCAGCCTGGCGCGCCGCTTCTCTCCCAGAAAGGTCAGGAGTCTCGAGCCGGAGCCGGACATAATCGAGCGCGAGATCAGCAGCCATTGGCATCCTCCTCTTCCTCGAAGGCCCGGGGGTTAACCGCAAGCCTAACACGCGGCGCCGGATCGTCCCTGGCGTCGAGCACCTCGAGCCAGGCCATCGCGCCCTCGATGTATTCGTCGACGAGCTCGAGGACCTCGTAAACCCGGCGGCGAGAGTAATCCGCTGGCCCCAGAGAGGGGCTCACCTCGAGCACGCGGACTGCCCACCAGCACCGCCACCAGCGCGCGTGCTGCTCGTGGTCGCGCTCCATATCCTGCTGCGCGAGCCGCATAACCGAGCGGATGGTCGCGAGCTCGTCAGCGCCGTCGAGGGGTGTCCAAGTGGACACGCTCCCGCCAGCGTCATGGCTCGCGATGTAGGACCCCTCCAGATCAAAGCCCCGGCCAGCGCTCTCGACGGCCTGGTGCTCGAGCTTGCGATAGCGCGCAGCGAGCGCGCGAGGACCTCGATAGGTGCGAGGGGCTTCTGGTTCGGGTTGTGCGTAGTGCTCCATCACTCCCCCTGCATCGCTTCGAGCGTGGCGAGGATGCACGCGGCGCGCAGCTGCACACCCCAGCACCAATGCTCGGTGAACGAGCACCCGACCATGCTGTGTGTGATGTGCCAGCCGCATAGCGTCCTGACCGCGCAGTGCATGTGTTGCATCCTTTCCTCCAAATAGTGCGCCCGCCGTTCCTGGTCTCCCTGGCTCCTGCATCCATGCAAAGGGCCGGGCGCGGGTGTCTTAATAGTCCCCTGGCTTGCGCACCTGGTGTGGCTGGACACTGAAGCATTGCAGGCAATGGTCACCAGCGTTGACCATGTTCAGAAGTGTCTCGAGCGAGTCACAACCAGCGCCGTTTTTCGTGTGGATTCGCGCCCAACCTTGCTCATCACGCCCGAGGAAGTGACCGCCCTCGACCCAGCCGTAATCGTAGTAGGCAACCAGCTCGCCGACCTCGAGGTCGTGCTCGATGTAGAACTCGTCTCGGCTCATCCAACGAAACCCTCGATGGCGTTGAGCTCGAGTTGAAGTCGTCTGATCTGATCCTGCAAACCGCGCGCGTGGCACCGCAGCATGACCGCGACAAGCTCCTCGATGCTCCCGAAGAAGTTGCCACCAGCGATCAGGCCGGGCTCGCGCTCTGCCGACTCGTAAGACAGATAAAACGACCATCCTTCCTCAACCGGGTGAGCGTAATCGCCGCGAACTCTAATCTCGCCATCAAGACTCACGCCGATCGGCAAGTCGGGGTGGCAACCGGCGAAAGTGATCGCTTCGCGCCTCAGCCGCTCCCGATCCTCTTCGCTCGCTGGTCGATGGATGCGCTCGTCTTCGCCGGTGCGTTCCACGCGTGCCGCGCGCTCCATGGCAACGGCTGCCATCGGTTCACTGCTCATGCCTTCCTCCACTTCTCGAGCAGCTTCATCGCTGCGAAAATGATGATGGCCGCGCCAGCGATCGGCGCCATGGCCAGCCAATGAAACCACTTCACGCTACCTCCTTTGCTTTGCCGCGATTCTCGAACAGTGCAACGCCACGGCCATCGCCATGGGCAAGTACAGGTCGAGGTGCAGCGACTGGCCTGCACCGTCCGGCACATCACGCCGATTCGCCTGAGCGCGCCGGCTCGCCTTGCGTGTCGTGCGATGGCCTCGGCGTTCCTTCTTCGACCGCTTCTTGATCCTCTTCATGGGTTGCCCTCCCGACTCACCGAAGATGAGCGACGACGAGCGCCACAATCCACGCAGTGAGCAAATGGATGGAGTTATCGACGATGATCACGGACCACGGCGACATGTGCTCCTTGAACCCTCGCTGACCGATCACGTCCATCCACCTTGCAGCGAGCCGATAGCGATCCATGAACCAGTGCGTCACCGCGATGATCACCCACGCCCACGCTGGCCACATCTCGGCGCCCGCGGCGAAGTTCGCGAGTTCCACCGCAGCGAACGACGCCAGCGTGTAGAGCGTGACGTGGATCAGGCATGGCAGCGGCGAGTGGGTAAGCTGGTTCTCGGCATCGAAGACCTTCCGATTTGCAAGCCAGTCGTTTTGCAACAGGTAGTCGCCCACCAAGTGCCCTACCAAGATCGAGAATCCCGTCATCACCTTGGCCTCCTTTGCGTCGACGCCAGCACCAGCAGGACGCATGACGCGACGATCGTTTTGTGTTTGTGCTTGCTCACTCAAACCTCGGCTGCTGCTACAACCTCGCCAATGTCTTGCATACCGCGTCGTAGAACGTCGGCGGCGATCCTCCGCTCACCTGGATGAGCGCATGACGCACTTCTGGCATGGAAAGGTGAGTCGTTCGCCGAAGCTCCTCGACGACACCCATGACGAGCCGAGCCATATCCCCGTCCGTCAACCCGATGGGGGCATCGTCAGACACACCGCCAGGCACTGCATTTTCGAGGATGCGCAGCCGCGATTCCTGATAGCGCTCGAGCTCCACGAGCGCGTCGCTCGCTTCGTTCTCGATGGTCAAGAGCACCGGATTATCGATCCCCTTCGACGCGAGCTTGACGATATCCTCGAGCGCTTCCTTCACCTGCTTCAGTTCCGTCATCTCTTCACTCCATGGTTGAGTTCCTTGAATGTTCCAGGAGGCCAGGTGGGACTCGAACCCACACCTAAGACTGTCGATGCAGTGAACAGCAAGATTCGCGACTCTCTACTGTGTGCATCGAACAAACCGATCGCTCCCTTGCAAAGGATTGATCCCCAGCTCCGCGCCGGGCGTGCTACCTATTGCACTACTGGCCCCGTGCGGCGCGCTTGTGGGAGGCGCGCGCCATGCCTCGAAGGTCACGCGCCCGCGAGTTCGCGCTCGCGAGCGTCCTCTTCATCGGTGAGTTCCTCGAAGATCACGCGGTAGACCTTTCCGGGTTTGAAGTAGTGCGCGGCGAAAGTCTTCTCGCCGTCGATCGCCATCTCGATCGAGCCGTTGGGCGTTGCCTCAGTGAAGTGCGCGTTCGCGCCCGCGTAGCACATCGCGCTCATCTGGAGTTCGCCTGTGCCGTTCTCGTCCAGGTCCATGCCATCGCAATGAAATCTTGCTTCGACTCGCTGTGTCATCGTCCTCTCCTTGGCGCCTTCGCGCCGGTTGTGCGCACGGTTCATCCGCGCGGCCTTGTTCAAAACGGGATCGAGTCATCGTCCCACGCAGGCGCCTCGTCGCGCTGGCGAGAGCCACCTCCGCCCCCCTTCGAGCCCATAAACTGGACTGTCATGGCCACGATCTCGGTCGTGTAGCGCTTGTTCCCATCGCGGTCCTCCCACTCGCGCGTCTGGAGGCGACCCTCCACGTAGACCTTGCGACCCTTCTCGAGGTACTTCGCGCAGTTCTCAGCCTGCTTGCCGAACACCACGATGCTGTGCCACTCGGTGCGCTCATGACGCTCGCCGTCACGGTCCTTCCATGTCTCGTTGGTCGCCACGCGCATGTTGCACACGGCGGCGCCCGATTGGGTGTGTCGGAGTTCGGGATCATCGCCGAGGTTTCCGATGATGATCGCCTTGTTCACACTCGCCATATCTCGTCCTCATAAGCTGTGATGGGTGGCGTGGGCCTCTTGCCCGCTGCCTTCATCCGTTTCCACTTTCGTGCTCTTCTCCTCGCCTCCTCGCGCTCCTCGGCAGGTGGAGGCAGCGAGCGCTTCGAGGGTCGCAAGCTGATCTCCTGGATCGCCTCGGCGATCATCTGTTCCTGCCAGAGCATCACGCGGCGACTCCTCGCAATTCGATGACACAAGCGTCTTCGACCATCGTCTCGAGCACATCGCTCGCCAGGCGCGACCAGGCCGCCGCGTGTTCGCTGCGAAGCCCTCTCGGGGGCAGACCGCTCGAGAGCAACGTGGGCAGACCGCTCGCGGCGCGAAGGTCGATAAGGTCGCTCACTTCGCGCGCCTCCCAACCCGAGCGCGAGAGCCGGTCCATCTCGCCCAGGCCATGCCAGATTAGAAAGTCCGCGCTCGCGAGCTCCTGCACGCTCGGGGCCTTGAACGAGGGGTCGTCCCAGCTCGCCTTCAGGTCTGAGAGCCACCACCTCTCCGAGATGATGTAAGCCGTGGGTTTGCGACCTTGCGCGAGCACGTGAAGCTCGAGGTAGGTCTGGAGAGTCCTGACGCACTGGAGCTGACGCATCGAGCGAGAGCCCCCGAACAGGTAGCGCACGCCGCCCTTGGCGATCAGGACCTCGAGGCTCGCGTCGAGCACGATG